GACGGAATGTCATGCGGTCAAATTGCTTTGAATCGTGAACGAATAAAGGTCGAAAATTATTTTGCAAGTGAAATCGACAAACACGCGATTTCAATCACTAAAAAAAATTTTCCAGAAACAAAACATCTCGGATCGGTTGTTGACGTTGAAGGTTTTTCTTTGCCGAAAATTGATTTGTTGATCGGTGGTTCGCCGTGTCAATCTTTTTCCTTTGCTGGAAAACGAAAAGGAATGTCAACGAAATCAAATGAAGAAATCGTCACACTTGAACAATATCTTTATTTGAAAAAAGAAGGTTTTGAATTTGAAGGTCAATCTTTTCTTTTCTGGGAATATGTTCGTTTGTTGAATGAAACAAAACCAGAATTTTTCTTTTTGGAAAATGTTTTGATGGAAGAAAAATGGGAAAAGATAATTTCAAAAACATTGAATGTTCACCCGATTGAAATAAATTCTTCGCTTGTTTCGGCTCAAAATCGACGCCGTTTGTATTGGACAAATATCGGAATGAAACCGGCCGGATTGTTTTCAGACCTTGAATCGGTAATTGTCGAACCAAAAGACAAAAGAATTTATTTGAAAGACATTCTTGAAAAGAACGTTCCTGAAAAATATTTTTTAAGTGAAAGAATGACTTCTTTTTTTATTGAAAACGACCAAAAAATGAAGTCACTGAAAAAAGGTTTTTCATTCAAACCTTTTAAAGAAAACGACGAAAAAAAATGTCGTTCAGTTACAACAAGAGCGGGAAATAGAATGGACGACAATTTTATAATTTGTCATAATACACAACCCCGTTCAGGCGATCCGAAAAAAGGCGGGACCGGTCATTTGTCAAGAATTGACGGAAAAAGTTATTGTTTGGACACTGGAAACACAAACGCGATTCAAATAATTCCGTCCGATTTTGGATTGACTGAAAATCAATTTAAAAAACTTGATTTGTCAATTGACAATTCAAAAATGAATTGTTTGACGTTGGCACAATCACGCGGCGGATCTTCAACGGAATATATTCAAAGCGTTTCAAAAATTGCAAGTTTGACACAATCAATTCGAAAGTTGACACCGATTGAATGTGAAAGACTTCAAACCGTTCCAGACAATTATACCGAAGGCGTTTCGGACACGCAAAGATTTCGAATGTTAGGCAATGGCTGGACCGTTGACGTGATTAAACATTTTTTTTCATATTTACCTTTTGAAAGATTTTGAAACAACCGTCAAACAACCTTTTTGAATCGTTCTTCGTTGAATTCAAATTGAAGCACGAAGACACGGTCCGAACAACCAGATCAATGACATTCGAAGAAACTGAAGACTTCATTGAATTTCTTGAAGTCTTCGCGATTGAATACGAATTCGCAAACATCAAAAAAATATGAAAGTAATTATCAAACACAATTCAACGTTGTTTCCTGAACTCAACTTCAGGACATTCGAAGTCGAACGAATTTTCGGTGACGGTTGCGCCGTCGAAATTTACGTTCCGGAACTCAAACGAAAACTTGATTTCGGCCTTCATGAAGTTTTGATCGTTGACATTGCAAAAGAATTCGACAAAATTGATCTGGACGACAAAGAAAAAAATTCTTTTTTGCGAAATTATGTTTCTGAAATTCTGAAGAAAGATGGCGAATTTCTTGTTTGTTATGCGAACGTTGTCGAAATCGCGCGTCGCGAATCCGAAAAATAATTCGAAATAAAATTTCTGTTTTTGTTGTTTATGTAAAAAATGTTTTTACATTTGTCAAACGCAAATCATAAAACACATGACAACAATCACAATTCAAACAACTATTTCGGAATCGAAAAAAATGTTCAATGTTTTGAACGATCCAGATCAAGAACCAATTGTTCAGGCCGAAATAATTCAAAAATCACTTACAACGTGGGACGTTGTGATTTCTGAAAACTTTAATCGCGAAGAAACCGAAGAAATCATTGAAGAAATGACTTATTCATTTCACAATCTCGGACTTTCAGAATTTGAAATTTATTCAGAATACACAATTTAATTTCTTTATTCACATGAAAGCAATCGTCAAATCTTTCGCCGCGAATACTGAACAATTCGCCGCCGTCAACGCGTTCAAATTAATCAATTCAATAACATTCGACGGAACATTGATTTCGTTTCAAGAATTCGATTCTTTTGACGCCGCACAAAACTACCTTTCGAATCGGTCGCGTCAACTTTACTTCGACGAAGACGTGAAAACACTTGAACGTTTTGTCTGGTCGACTGGACTTATTTACAAAAATGCCGTCGCGACAATTTTGACCGGCGAAGAAATGATCACTTTTAAAATTCAAATCGCAAACAAAATCAAATCTTTAAATCATGTATAAACTACAAATAGAACAAAAGATCAACGGTTCGTTGTCCGAAAGAACTTTCGTTGACTTCAAAAAATGTTTTGAATCCTTTCAAATCGAACTTCAGATTCGCGACATTAAAAAGTTCGACGGTTTCGGAATTCCGCGCGACGAAGACATTGAAAACGTCGGATTCGGACTTCTTTTTCACGGCGAAGGAAAACATCAATCGGTTTCGATCCTGAAGACGGCGACCGGAAAAGAGTTCAAAACGAAGAATCCTTTTTTGCGGACTTATAACGGCCGAATGGAAAATTTGATTCATTTCATTTACACCGAAGGCGGCCGCGAATTTCTTTCGATTAATATTCGAGAAACGCCGCGTTCGAATGAAGACGCCGGACTTGTGAAATTTTATCACATGAACAATCAAGTTGTCGGAATTGTCGAACGATCAAGTCAATTCGAAATTGTGTTTTCGCGTCACTTCGAAACTTTTGGCGAAGCGATTTCAGCAATCGAAGAACATTTCGCCGCCGACGATACACGTCCAGAACAAGAACGAGTTCAAAAAACAATTGACACAATTCTTCAGATCACGAAAATCGTCGCTTTAGGACTTCCGGCAATCATTTTCTTCACTTATCTTCTTTTTGTCGCATGGAAACAATAATTTTTCGAAACTTCTTTGCACAATTAACCGACGTCGAAATCGACTTTGTGATCAACCAGTTGAACCGACATCAAGTTTTCGGATTCGAAATTCTTCGTTCAAACGTTGGCGACATCGACGCGAAATTCGTGAAACTTTTTGTTCGGACGATTGACGTCGGAATTCTCGGAACGGTTGTCGTTCATTCAATTGATAATAAAATTCAACTCTAAAAATCAAAATAAACATGCAAACACTTTTTTCAATCGTCAAATCTGACATCGAACTTTCGAAATCACGCGTTTCGCAAATCGCGAACGCAATTGTTGAACTAAATGACAACGGCGAAATTGACACGTTGACGGCACTCGCAAGAATCGAATTTCTTTCGCAAGTCCTTGAAAACGCGAAATCGGTCCTTCGTGAACGCGCGGTTGAAGAACTGGATCTTTACGGTCCTGAAGCGAAGTCCGGCGTCGTGAAACAAGGCGTCACTTTTAAGCACAAAGAAACGGCCGTGAAATACGATTTTTCAGGCGTTGAACATTGGACTTCAATCAAGGCCGAAGAAGACGCCAAAACGAACGAAAGAAAGGAATTTGAAACATTCTTGAAGACCTTGAAATCAAGAACGTCAATCGCGGATCCGAACACCGGTGAAATGATTGACGTCGCGCCGCCGGTCAAGTCTTCAAAAACAACCGTTGAAATCACACTTTCGAAATAATATTCGAAAAACATTTGTATCTTTGTTGAAATCGCAAATCAAAAAATCATGAACAAAATCGAAAAAGTGAACGTGACGCAAGGCGTTGACGTTGACAAAATCAAGAAGTATCTTCAAACAATGAATCTCGCGTCGAACTTGACGAACGCCGAAGTCGAACAATTCATTGAAATCGCGCAATCGTTTGAACTGAATCCGTTCAAGCGTGAAATTTACGCTAACAAGTACGGCGACAAATTTTCCGTGATCGTCGGATTCGAAACCTACATCAAACGCGCGGAACGTTCTGGACTTTTGTCCGGTTGGTCCGTGACGACTGAAGGAACGATCGACCGTCAAAACATTATGAATTCGGACCTTCGCGCAATTATCACAATTCACCGAAAGGACTTCGAATTTCCGTTTGTTCACGACGTTTATTTCATTGAATACGTCGGCCGGAAACGTGACGGTTCAGTCACGGAATTTTGGCGAAACAAGCCGTTCACAATGATCAAAAAGGTCGCAATGGCTCAAGGATTCCGTTTGTGTTTTTCGGACGAACTCGGCGGTATGCCGTACACGAACGAAGAACTTTCGACAATGGAATCCGACGCGGTTGTCGTTGAAACGATCAAACCGGAAAAGAAGAAACGCGAATCGAAGCCGGAACCAGTTCAGGCCGTTGTTGAAACGATCACAAAAGACACGGTTCGAATCCGAACACTTCTTGATTCAATTCGGTCTTCGAATTCACTCGAACAACTTGTTGAAATCTGGAAATCGAATTCAGATATTCACGCCGAAGTTGTGTTCAAAAACGCAATGACTGAACGCAAACGATACATTCAAACGATCAACCAGTCGGAACCGGCCGAAGTTGTCAATCCGATCTTCGAATTGATTAAAAACGCGCAAACGCCTGAAGAAATCTTTGACTTGACAATCGACGAAAACGATTCCGAACTTTTGAAATTCGCAAATGAAAGGATTCAACAACTTTATTCAGAAACACCGATCGACGAAGTGAAATGAAAAATTCAGAAATCAACAACTTGAAAAAACGGATCCGGAATCGGTTCGGATCCGTTCGCCGGTTTTGTTCAGTTATGGAAAAGAATCACGTTTCGATTAATTACAATACATTATCGAACGCGTTCACCGGACGATTGAAGACCGAAAAACACTTGTTTTATTTGAACAACGTCGATTTGATATTGTCAAAATGGAAAGTTGAAGACGATTCATTGATCAACGAAACACAACGCGAATTTGTTCGGATTCAAATTTTGAAGAACTTCAAAAACGTCCGGACCTTTTCGAAACTTTACGATCAATTCACGCCGGTTTTCATTCACAACGTTATTTCTGGAAAAAAGAAAAAACTTGACAAACGTGTCGATTCACTTCTTTCAATCTTGAAACATGAAGAATAATTCGTCCGATCGTTTGCCTTATTTCCAGTTTTATCCGGCGGACTGGTTGACCGACACGTCACTTCGACTTTGTTCGGCCGAAACGCGCGGCGTTTGGATTGATCTTCTTTGTCACATGTCGATCGCTTCGGAACGTGGTTTCTTGATCGTTGGCGGTCAAATTTTGGACGAAAACGGAATCCGAAAGTTGTCCGGATTGAGTCCGAAAAAGTTCAAAAAAGTTTTGAATGAACTGACACTTTTCGGAATCCTAAAAAGGGACGAAAACGGACGTTTTTTTTCGAAAAGAATGGTCGGTGACGAACGTCTTCGTCAAGTACGGCGCGACGTTGGTAAAAAAGGCGGAAATCCAAACTTGAAGAAGTCGGTTGTTGATTTGGTTCAAAATTTGGTTAACCAAAACGACAACCAAAATTCAACCCTTTCAAAAGTCAAAAGTCAAAGTCATAAAAAGAAAGATAAACTTTCTTTTTTTAATGAAGAAAAAAACGAAGACGTGACTTTGATTTTGAATCCGGTTCTTCAGTACGTTCAAAAAAATTGTCCGACCGTTTCGCGGTTGTCAAAACAACTTTCGGAAAACGACGCCGAAGAACTTCTTCAACAATTTCCAGTTCAAGAAATCTTCGACGTTCTCGATCAAATGGAAAATTTCAAACCGTTGGTTTCGAAATATTCTTCAGTTAAATTAACTTTGAAAACTTGGATCAAAAACAAAAACGCAAATCATGGAAAATCAACTTCAAATTCAGGAACAAAAAAACCTTCTTTCGACAATGCAATTCGTGACTTTTAACGCGAAAGAAATCATTGAAACGGCGTCCGTTGGCGTTCAAATGAAACAACTTCAGGACGACGAACCGATCAAACAAGCCTTTCGATATATTTTCACGCTTATCGGATTGAAGGCCGAAAACATTCCGTCAGATCTTCAAAAGGCCGTTTTGATCAATTTTGTCAAAAATGAACTTGGAATGTTCACGCCTGAAGAACTCACACTTGCGTTTCGGTTGGCCGTATCGAAGAAACTGGACGTTGACGTTTCGCACTATCAAAATTTTAACGCGATTTATTTGGCCGACGTTCTTGAATCCTATCGACAAAGACGAAATTCCGCAATGACTGAATTCAGGAATCAATTGAAACAAATTCAACAAGAAACGGAAACCGAAATTTCGCCGCAACGCAAACGTTTTCTTTTTTGGGAATTCGTCGATTCAATTGTTCTAAAAGTTTGGGAAGAATTTGTTCGAACTGGACGAATCAATTTTGAAACGTATCGAATAAAATCAATTTACGACGCGATTGAAACCGAATTCGGATTCATGGCCTTGACACTCGAAAAAAAGATTGAAATCAAGAAACGCGCCGAAGTTGTCGCAAAACACGACTTGAATTCGCCGGTTGAAACGTTGGAAAAAATTCGCGAAATTCGCGCAATGAAAGAAGCAATTGACGCCGGAATGAATCACATCGGATTCGAAGACATGATCGTCCGAAAATGTCACGAAATCGCAATTCGGGACTTCTTTTCAACGCTCAAATCTGAAGGACGTGATCTTCGTTCAATGTTCAACGTCGAACGCCAAAAAGAAAGAAAATGACACCGGTTCAAAAACTTGCAACAATCTTCGAAGAAATTCATCCTGAAATTTATAATTTGAAAACCGAACTCGGACGCAAATCACTTCGAATAATTGCCGAAATTATGGAACTTGAAAAGGCGGAAATTGTCTTCGCGTTCGAAGAAGGTAAATTTTCGCAATTGCTGAACGGATCTTCAACCAAAAAACCGAAGGACGGTCAAACGTATTATTCGCAAAAATTCAAAATCAAAAATTTATGAAAACCGAAATCAATCCTTCAAACTCTCTTTTGTTTCTTTTGCAACGCGAATACGTTCGCGAATGTAAAATTGAACCGGCAAAGGACGAAAACGGAAATGAAATACTTGATCAAAACGGTCAAAAGGTCGATCGCGCGATTCATCCATTGAACCAGACGTTTCCGGAATGGTTGCAATCGAACAACCTTATTGTGAACAAGCCGACGATCATTCGTCCGGATTCAATTGTCAAACCTTTAAATTTTACGAAATGAACAAAATCTTTTTAATCGGAAACGTCGGATCGGATCCAGAATTCAAACAAACACAATCTTCGCAACTTGTTTCTTTTTCGTTGGCCGTTAACGAATACCAAAAGAAAGGCGAAGAATACGAAAAAAAAACAAACTGGTTTAAGGTCGTTCACTTCGGAAAAGGCGCGGAATTTTCGCGGAAACACGTCAAAAAAGGAATGAAGATTCACGTCGAAGGACGAATCGAAGTTTCAACTTATTCAGGACCGGACGGAATTCAAAAAACTTCGGTTTCTGTAATTGCCGAAAACATAAACATATTTGAAAAAATCGAAAAACATGAAGACGCTTTCCCTTATTGAAAAAATTTCTTTGATCTGGTCAATTCCGTTAACTTCGGCCTTGATCCTTTTGTCCTTCATTTATTCAACCGTGAAATTTCTACTTCAGGCCGTTTTCGTTTATTCAGGGACGGCCGGATCAATGTCGTTTCTTTTTATCAAAATGAAACAAACGTCACTTCGAAAAATCTGGAAACGGATCGAAGACGAAGATTCAATGATCAAAAACTTCGACGCTCGAAATTAACATGAACAAAATTTCACGCCTTTTTCAATCGAAAACAAGTCTTCAAAACGCGATTCAATACGCTGAACAACACATTCAACGACTTGAAGAATCAAAACGATTAATTGAAAAACAAATTGAAGTCTGGAATAAGAAAAAAGAAAACATTCAAACGCAAATCAAATCAAAAGAATCATGATCAAAAACTTCGAAACACTTACTTTTGAACTCACAAGCGACGAAAAGTTTGTCGTCGAAAAGATAATCAAACGCTTCGAAAACCTGAAAGGAAAAGAATTCATTGTCACCGGTGAACAAATTCGCGAAGGAATCAACAAAAACCTGAACATGAACTTCGACATGATCCGGATTCGGAAAATGATCCAGTTCATTCGAACGAACGATCTTGTCGCCGGTCTTATTGCAACGTCAAAAGGATATTATGTCGCAAAGACGGCCGAAGAAATTGAAGACTGGATCGAATCGCTTAAATCGCGCGAAAACGCAATTCGAAAGATTCGCGAAGTCGCCGAACAAACCGTTCGCGAAATGAAGTCCAGAACAATACAAACACAACTTTTCGCATGACACCGAAACAAATGTCCGATCAAATGATCGAAGAATTTGAAAACATGATCTTGTTGACCAAAAACGGCGCGCGCGAAGCCGCATTGATTTCGGTTCGGTTTTGTATAATGACAACGGCCGGATTTCCTGAAGTAAATTTATTTTGGAAACAAGTCGAACAAATCATTGAATCGTCGTTCGATTAATTTAAAAACCTTGACGGACCGGTCGCCGTTTAACGACTGAACTGGAACAAAGAAGTTCGAAAAATATGAAGACGAAAAAAACAACGGATCAACGGAAACAATCAAAGACCGAAGATCGACGCGAAAAAGTTGAACGAATTTGTGAACTCTATTCGGCCGGCGGCGTCACAATCGAATCTTGTTGCGAAGAAGTCGGAATCACGGTTCGAACTTTCTGGAATTACACCGATCAAAATTCCGATTTTTCCGACATTTACAAAAAGGCAAAGGAAAAACACGCAAAGATCGGAAAAGAAGGAATTCGAGAAAAGGCCGAAGACAATCTTTCGAAATTGATCACCGGTTTTTGGATCGAAGAAACTGAAGTCGAAGAATTGTTTTCCAGAACCGGACAACTTTCAGGAAAACGCGTCAAGTCGAAAAAGAAGTTCATTCCGCCGAATGTCACGGCCGTTATTTTCGCGCTGAAGAACACGGATCCGGCGAACTGGAACGAATCACTTGCGATCGACGTGACCGGCGAACAACAAGTCTTCAAAATAGGCGAACAAGTGATTCAGTTTTCGTAAATTCGTCGAATGGAAATCAAACGATCAACGGTCAAAGGCAAAAAATACGCGGTCGAAGTCGAAGGAAAGAAAATCAATTTCGGCGCGTCCGGTTATCGAATAAAACCGAACACGAAGGCCGGTGACGCTTATTGTGCGCGATCTGAAAAGATAAAAGGCGCGAACGACAAAACGTCGGCGAACTTTTGGGCGCGACAATTATGGTCATGCGAAGGAAACAAATCGGTTTCTTCAAAACCTTTTTTCGGAAAATATGAACTACCTTAATGACGTCGAGAATTACGCGGACCGATTATTCGAGCAATTCGCAACTTCGGACGAAGTTTTGAATCACTTGATTCAACGAATCGAAGCCGTCAAACAATCCGAATTCGACTTTGACGAACTTGACAATCAATTCGAATTCTTGAATAAGGTCCGAAAGTATATCGTCAACAAATCGAAGTTTGAATGAACGTCGCGTTCAGTCCGCATCCGAAACAACTCGAATACATTGAAGCGGTCTTTTCGGGAAAATATGAATGTCTTCTTTTTGGCGGCGCGGCCGGTGGCGGCAAATCTTATGTTTCAATCGCGACGTTGATCTTGTTAGCGAAGATTTATCCGAATTCGCGTTCACATGTCATTCGCGAATCTTTGCCGTCCCTGAAGCGAACAACGATTCAAACGTTCTTCAAACTTTGCCCGAAATCATTTATTCGGAATTATCATCAAACGGACCACATTGTCACGTTCACGAACGGTTCGACACTCGAATTCTTTCCTGAAAACTTTAATCAAGATAAAAATTTGACACGGTTCGACGGACTTGAAACGAACTTTTTCTTGATCGAAGAAGCACAAGAAGTACAAAAGAAGACATTCGAGAAATGCAAACTTCGCGTCGGTCGTCACATTTTGCCGAATCAGCCGCCGCGATTAATCTTGTTGACATGCAATCCGTCGCAAACGTGGACGAAGAAAGAATTTCACGAACCTTCTTTGAACGGATCACTTCGGTCGTCGTATTTCTACAAACGCGCGTTAATGTCCGACAATCCAGATCTTCCGGTCGAATACGTCGCCGCAATGGAAAACCTTGACGACGTGACGCGCGCCGTCTTTGTGAATGGTGACTGGGACGTCGTCGACGTTGATCGTCCTTTCGCGTATGGTTTCAATAAATTCAAAACGGTCAAACCGAATCTTGAAATCGAAAGGTCCGAACCGATCATTCTTTCGTTCGACTTCAACGTCGATCCGATCACTTGCGTCGCCGGTCAAACATTCAAAAACAAGATCCGAATTCTTCGCGAATTCCGACTTCGAAATTCCGACATTTACGAACTTTGTTCGAACATACGGTCCGAATTTGGCGACCGTCTTTTCATTGTCACCGGTGACGCGTCCGGCGCGAATCGTTCAGCAATGACAAAAGGCGTTTTGAATTATTATTCAATCATTCGCGACGAACTGGATCTTCCGAAGTCGGCGTTCAAAGTCCCTTCCGTCAATCCGTCAATCAAAAATTCGCGCGTCTTGATCAACTCGATTCTTCAGAAACATGAAGACCTTTTGATCGACGCGTCTTGTCAATTCTTGATTCATGATCTTCAGAACGTCGAAGCCGACGAACACGGCGACATTGACAAATCGAAGGATTCAAAGTCAACGCACTTACTTGATTGTTTTCGTTATTTCATTTGGACCTTTCACAACGACTTTGTTCGCCTGAAATGATTATTTTTGAAGTGAAAAAAAACTTCAAAACATGCCGGCAAAATTAGAACGTTGCGTCAAAGACGTGATCAAACAAGGAAAATCGGAATCGTCCGCGTATGCGATTTGTACGGCGTCAATTAATAAAATGAAGGCCGCAAATGGAACAAAAACCAAAACAAAAAAGAAATGATTTCACTATTTCGCAAGTCCAAAAAACAAGAACAACCGGTCAAGGGAACCGGATCCAGAATTCCGTTGAACCACGTTTTCACCGATTCCGACGGCGTCAAATGGTTCGAATTCGCGAATCCTTTGACAATGTCCGCAAAGCGAGCAATTTCCGCCGAAGTTTCGACACGGTTCGCCGAAATGAACATGAACAAAGATCAATTGACGATCTTAATTGAAGCAATGAAGCGACACGCGAATTCTGGAAACATTGTTGAACTCTTTAATGTTTTGGCCGAACTTCAATTTCGACTTGATTACATCGGCGAAGAATCGACAATGATCGAACTTGCGACGTGTTATTTCGTTATTGACGGCGAAGACGAATCGGAATTTTCTGAAGTCTGGAAACGCAAGAAGGCCGAAAAAATGAAGAACGATCCGAAGACCTTCGATTTTTTTTTGCAAAAGGCCTTCGAACACACAATCAAATTTTCGGAATTATCCGTCAACGATATTCAAGACTATTTGAAAACAACGTTGACGGCAAATCAAAGGTTCGTCCGACTTTTGCGTCGATTGAAGTCGGAAAATACATTGATCAAATAAATTATGTCAATCAAATTCTTTGTGACAACAAACCGTCCGAAATGAAAACGCTCGAATCGCTTTCAATTGACGAATATTATCAAACCGTCGCAACCTTCTTTCGGATCGTTGACGAAAAGAATGAACAACTTGAAAAACTAAAATAATGGCCGAAGACGTTAAAAATGTATTGTTCAGGATTCAGGCCGACACCGGTCAACTTCGTCGTGAACTGGACGCGATCAAATCCGGACTTGGAAATCTCGGATCGGCGACAAAAGGCGCGGAAAATCAAATTTCAGGACTTCGAAAGGCGTTGACCGGCGCGGCCGCCGCGTTCGGTGGAATATCCGTCGCCGCGTCCGCAATTGATTTCGGTCGCGGCGCGATCACGGCCGTCGCCGACTTTGAAAAGGTTCAAATTTCACTTGAAACATTTCTCGGTTCGGCGGAAAAGGCAAAAGAAGTTTTCGCGGACCTTGAAAAATTTTCGATTGAAACACCGTTCACGCCTGAAGAAGTGAATCAGGCCGGAAAGGCCTTACTTGCGTTCGGTGAACCGGTTGACAATTTGACGACGGCACTTCAACGAATCGGTGACGTTTCCGCCGCAACCGGAAAGAACTTCAACGAACTTGCGGTCATTTATGGAAAGGCGCGCGTTCAAGGCGTTCTTTTTGCTGAAGACATCAACCAGTTGACCGAAGCCGGCGTCCCTATCATTGGAGAATTTGCGAAACAATTAGGCGTTTCGGAATCACAAGTCAAAAAACTCGGATCCGAAGGACAAATTTCATTCGCGAATCTTGAAGAAGGTTTCAAATCTTTGACGTCCGAAGGCGGACGTTTCGCCGGATTGACTGAACGTCTTTCGCAATCAACGGCCGGACGTTTGTCAACTCTCGAAGGCGAATTCGAAAAGTTGAAACGGACCGTCGGCGAAGGTCTTCTTCCGGTTTTCGAAAACGTTGTTTCCGGCGCGTTCAATTTTATCAACGCAATCGGTCAAATTCCGGCCTTCGTTCAGGAATACGGCCGAACATTGACTTTATTAGGCGCGGCCGTCGCGTTTTACGTTGGCCAAAAGAACGCCGCAATTCAGGCGGAACTTATTTATCAAGTTCGAATTCGCGCGTTGATCATTCAAGAACAACTTCAAATCGGTCTTCAGAAACTTCGATCGTTCTGGACGCGATCGACGGCGGTCGCGACTGGACTTTTGACCGGCGCGACAACGGCGTCAACAATTGCGACACGCGCGGCAACGGTCGCACAAACGGCGTTTAACAATGTACTGAAGGCGAATCCGATCGGTCTTCTTGTGACTGGACTTGCAACGGCGGCGGCGTTCTTGATTGACTTCGGTGACGCTGAAGAAGAAGCCGTTGTCCAGACTGAAAAATTGATTGATTCACAATCCGCACTTGCGGCCGCACAAAGCGAAGCGAATTCCGAATCCGCCAAACAAAAGGCCGAACTTGATTCGTTGGTCAAACAAATCAAAAACGCGAACACCGGATCGAGCGAACGAAAGAAATTGATTGATCAATTGAACAACCAGTTCGGAACGACTTTGAAGAACATCACGGACGAAAAGAAGTTCGTGAAAGAACTCGACGAAACTTATCAAGGTTTAGTCAATTCGATCAAGGCGGCCGCGTTCGCAAAGGCGGCGGAAAGTCAAATCATTGAATTGACAAAACAACAGCTTGATCTTGAACAAAAACTTGAAAAGGCTCAAACGGCGAAGGCGTCCGCGTTGAAAAAGTCGGCCGACATCAACAACGCCGCGACCGACAAATCAATTCAACTTCAAAAAATTGAAGAACAAAATTTGTTGAATTTGACCGAAGGCGTCGCCGGAAACGCGGACGAAATTCAATCACAACTAAATTCAACAAACAAAGCGATCGACGACTTGACGAAAAAAGTTGTCGATTCAAACAAAACCGTTCAAACGGCGGACCGTACTTCAGCAAAGACGACCGAAGATTTGATCAAAAAACGAAAAGAACTTCTTCAGGACTTGACGCGTGAAATCGAACAAACGAATCGCGAATTGTCGACGCAAAAAATCGAATTGACGGATCCGAAAACGTTGGACGAAGAAAAGATCAAAATTCAACAACTTTCTGAACAAAGAAAGAAAGCAATCGACGAAGATTTCGCCGAACGTGTTTCAAAGGCGCGCGAAGAAGGAACGTTGACAACAACAATTCAACAACAATTCGACGAACTCAAACGCCTTCAGAAACTCAAAGTCACCAACGACACCGAAAAACAAATCACGGACATCGTCAAAGAAGAAGCGAAACGACGAAGCGACGCCGAATCGGAATTGTCCGACATCGACATCGAAACCAGATTGACGAAGAACGCCGAAATTTTGCAAGAAGAACAAAAACAACGTGAAATTCTTCTCGATCAATTAGGAAAGGCGCGAAACGAAAAAGAACGCGAATCAATTCGTCAACAACTTCAATCGAATCTTGAAGACGTTCGTCAATCAATTAACGAAGAAGAATCACTTCGGATCAAACAAGTCGAAGATCGTCGCGACAAACAACTTGAA